ACCAGATACGAGGTAGATTATGACGATTATAAGTTCTGTCCTAATTGCGGACAGGCGATTGATTGGAGTAAGGATTAACCGGTTGAGAGAAACAGTAAACCGATTGAAAGGATATGCTCAGAAGGAGGACGGTTTGCCGTTTTAAGGAGAGATAGAAATGCAAAATGTATTAGAGCGGATGGAAGCCATCGGTGCGGAGCGGAAGATGGCGGACTTCAACGTAAAAATGAAAATGGACTATGAATTCAAAAAGAATTATGCCTATATTCGGGCGTGGGAATTTTATAACGAGTGCTGCGCCAGAGGGCTGAACTGCCATGTATCGGTAGGCGGATTGGACAGCATTACACTGTTCCTGTTCCTGCGGAGCATCGGGATTTATGTACCCGGCATCAGTGTGTCCCATCTGGAGGACAGGAGCATACAGGAAGTACATAAGCAGCTCGGAATTGAGCGGGTTCAGCCGTTGAAGCGGGCGGACGGCACGGTCTGGAATAAGGCGAAAATCATTCAGGAGTTCGGCTTTCCTGTGTTATCGAAGGAGATTGCATCGAAGATTGAGCTGCTGCAGAATCCATCAGAGAAAAACAAAACCGTGCGTCATGCGATTATCACAGGCGAGACGGGTGCATACGGTGGGTACCAGAAAAATTCGCGCATGAAGCTGTCGCAGAAATGGCTGGAGAAATTCGGCGGATATGAGAATGAGACAGAGGGCGTGAATTATGGTGTGCCGGATTTCAAGGTATCGGCAAAGTGCTGTTATTATCTCAAGGAAAAGCCCTGTGACGATTGGGCGAAGCAACACAACAGTGTACCTTATCTCGGACTGATGGCATCCGAAGGTGGAAGAAGGGCAAAGAGCCTGAAAATCAACGGGTGCAATTATTTTGGAAAAAGCACGATTCGCTCTGCGCCGTTTGCGATTTTCAATAGACAGGATATTTTACAGCTGGCGTTGGAACTGGATGTGCCTGTGCCTGCGATTTACGGCACGATTGAACGAAAAGAGGACGGCACTCTCTACACCACCAAGGCACAGCGGACAGGCTGTAGCATGTGCGGATTCGGGATACACATGGAAAAGCGTCCGCACAGATTCGACCTCTTGCGAGAGAGGAACGAGAAGGAATGGAAATTCTGGATGTACGATATCGGCTGGGGTCATGTGCTGGACTATATCGGTGTGGAATGGGAAACGCCTGTGGCGGAGCAGATGAAGATAGGAGAGGTATAAATGAATATCGAGATTTCAAAAGAACGGATGCTGGAAATGGCGAAGAAGCTGGCAAGCATGGACTTCTGTCCGGAACAGAGGGTGTTTTATAAAAACATTCTGCGAATGGTGAAAGCGGATACTGAGGGGCGGTTGTTGGTGCTGCCGTGCAAGGTTGGAAAATATGAAAAAAGATTAGTCGATTTAGAGAAAGCCATGGACGAGAGTACTTTATATGATTGGTATGTCACTTCCGTAACACAGAAAGATACGCCTGTTTGGACAGGGGAACATATTGAAGAATTATTGAATGATTTTTATGTTATTCCAAAAGAAGCGGCATTGGAGAAAAGGAGATGTGAAGCGGATGGCGATTAAACCAATCTTATTCAATACCGAAATGGTGCGGGCGATTTTAGACGGGAAAAAGACTTGCACTCGGCGGATTGTGAAAGGTGCTATCCCTGATGATGCGATGTGGGGGTATACCATGTTTACACCAAAAGGCTGTATATCTTGCAGGGGGGTGTATGCTGATGAATATGGTGAAAAATTTTTTAGATTACCGTACCAGCAGGGAGACATTCTGTATGTTCGTGAAACATGGCAGTTTTTATATGAATTAGATGGTAATGAACAACCTATCGAAGAAACGGGGAAATATTATTATGCGGCAACAGATACAACTCTGTTCTATACATACGTTGATGAAAATGGAGCGGAACACGATTATGTGCCATGGAAACCATCAATTCACATGCCGAAGGAAGCGGCTCGCATCTGGCTGAAGGTTACGGATGTACGGGTGGAGCGATTGCAGGATATGACAGACGATGATGCAGAAGCAGAGGGATGTTTCGATTATACATCAACAGCACTTGGTTTTCCCGATGTATGGGATTCCACCATCAAAAAATCTGACCTTGACCGTTACGGATGGGACGCTAATCCTTGGGTTTGGGTGATTGAATTTGAACGGTGCGATAAGCCGAAGGAGGAATAAACATGAAAGAGAAATGGATTGAAGTAGAACAAATGAAAAGGCTGACAATGGATAACTTAGAAGAAATGGGTATGTTCAGTCTGGCACATAACTGTTGCTACATTGATGAAAATGGCAATACCAGATACAGAGACTTTGAGATAGATATTGATGCAAGAGAGTTGGCAAAGGGAATGCTGAAAGAAATGACAGAAGATGTGGTGTCTTTTGAATCAGATGAGGACTTCGATGATTGGATGGGTTGCTACATCGGAGAGGACGGTATATGCACACAAAGAGGCTTGATTGCCACTTTCTATCAGAATCTTTGGGCTATGGCGGAGTTAAGAGAGAAACTCAAATATTATGAGGACTTGGAAGAACAGGGGCGGCTATTGGTGCTGCCCTGCAAGGTCGGAGATACGGTGTATGAAATTCTCGAAGAAACCGTACCAAACCACTATTTTTATATCAGCGAGCACAAGGTGCAGGATGTATCGGTAAAGGCTGTCAAGTATGCTGACGAATGGGAACCGTATGACTATGAGAACCTGTATTTCACAAGAGAAGAAGCGGAAGCGGCACTGGAGAAAAGGAGGAAAGATGGATTTTAACAAGGAATACAGCGAGAAATTTGACGAGTTACGGAAGAATAGAATCAGGGTAAGCTTTCACAAATACGGCTCTGTGGCAGATAATTACGGGAAAGGATTTGTGCAGGCAATTCCAAGTCTGGAGAAGTGTTTGGACAAATATAAAGAGACTGGAAACACAGAATATTTGTGCGATTTGGCGAACTATGCCATGTTTGAATTCATGTATCCACAGCATCCGAAAGGACATTTTCGTGCAACAGACAGCAGGGAAAGTGCAGGGATTGTTGGGCTGAGCGTGAACGAGGCGAAGGGTATTAAGTCATGGTAAATTTCGGAAAAATTACAGTAGCAGGCAGACTGTTTTAAGCAAAAAGAATGAGAGAAAAAACAGGTAAATAAACCATGGGAGAGTACATTTTTTATCGAAAAAAAACTGGTAGCTACCAGAGTAAAAAGAGAGGAAAGGTGCAATCAAATTCTTTCTTTTTTACATCCAAATGACCTGTATTTTTCTTAGAAAATTACGGTTTCTGGAGTGCCAAAACGGATATTGGCAGTTTGGCATGGGTTTGGCATTTTTTGATAGGGAATATTTCCTGAAAAATCAACGTTTTTTGAAGTTTTGACGAAAATCGAAAAATCCACCTAAAGAAAAAGGGGGTAACTGGAGCTAAAAATAGCACTAAATGACCGCAGGAAAACTAACAGAGGAGGACTAAAAGTTATGATGGTTTTGAAATGCAGATTAACAACGGTAGAAGCTATGTTGGGAACTGCAAGTAATAACAAAGAAATACATAGTGAATTTATCGCAAGCCATGCTCCGGATGCCAAGAGCAGGGAGGAAGAAATTGAAGCGGTAGGCGTAGAGGAAACGATTGAAAAAGGCATGACTGTATTTCCGAGAAATAAGGACGGGCAGCCTATCCTATGGGACTATCAGATTAAAGGATTTTTTAAAGATGCCTGTGGTTCTCTGCGGAAGATAAAGGGAAGCAAAAGCAGTGGCATTAGAGCATACAAAAAAGAGATTGACGGATTGATTTTCATTGAGGAAAGAGAAATTTTAATTCAAACGAAGGAGCCCATTGAAAGCTGTCAGCGACCTTTGCGAGCGCAGACAGCGCAAGGCGATAAAAACAGTCTGGCGAGCAGTGAAGAAATTGCAGCGGGAGCTGTTATGGAATTTTCTATTATAGTAATGTCTGATGGACTTGTGCCGGCTGTGAAGGAATGGCTGAGCTATGGCAAGCTGCGTGGTCTTGGACAGTGGCGCAACAGCGGGAAGGGTAGATTTGTCTGCAAGATTCTGGAGGAAAGGCCGGCAGAGTTTGCAGACATTCTGGAATAAGTGCGGTGGAATGGCAATGAACTGCTAGGCGAGGCAAAGGCAATGCGGGGAAATGAGAGGAAATGAGAGGAAATGAGAAGCAAAGGCATGGCACGGCAACGTCAGGCAATGCGCATACAATAGAATCGAAGAGGAGGGATAACTTGCGGAAAGATATTTTGGTTCAGTATTGCGACTTGCAGCAGGAAGCGAAGGATATACGAAAGAGAATTGAGAAAACGCAGGCTCGGCTCAATAGAATTCAAAGGGGTGGAACGGTTCTCGATTCAGTCTCCGGGACAAGAGCAGATGGGACCATCGGGAGTATCCGGATAGAAGGATTTCCTTTTGGAGATTTCAATAAACAATGGGAGCACCTTAACAGATATGCGGAAAGTCTTTCGGCAGCGGAAGCAAAGTTGCTGGAGCAGGCAGCGGAGGTTGAGCAGTACATAAGAACCATCGAGGACAGTAGGATGCGACGTATTATTCAGTACAGAGTAATCGATGGACTGTCATGGTATGAAGTGGCGGACAAGATTGGAGGGAAGGCAACGAGTGAGAGTTGTCGGAAGTATTTTGAAAGATTTTTAGAAAAATGCTGAAATGTCCTACATGTCCGCCGAAAATGTGGTAATGTGATATTAGCCCGAAAGGGCATAGTAAAACCCCCGTCCGATACACAAGAAATTGGAACTCTCCGTTTAATCCTACAAAAAAAGCGGCAAGAAAGAGGTATCTGTTTAAGATGCCTCTTTTTTGTGGAACAAGTTTGATTGATTGCTGTGTCCAAGGTGGTGTTGTAAGAGGGATTAAGAATCAAAAGCACTCTGATAGTATCGGGGTGCTTTTTTCGTGCGAAGGTGGAGGATATTATGTTAAAGTCATGTCCGTATTGTGGGAAGATTCATGATAAAAAATATAATTGCCCGAAGAAGCCGGTTAGGCAGCGGCAGGATAATAGGCAAAGCAAATTCCGTTCTACATACAAATGGACGAAGAAGGCGCAGGCAGTGAAGCGGCGGGATGGATACTTGTGTCAGGTGTGTTTGCGTGGTCTGTATCATCCGGAACGCCGGTATGAGACAGAAGGTCTGGAGGTGCATCACATTCAGACGGTGGCATCCTGCTACGAGAAACGGCTGGATGGTTACAACCTCCTTACCCTTTGCAAGCGACATCACAAGATGGCTGATGCAGGAAAGATCCCTGCAAAGGAGCTACAAATGATTGCAGCAGAGCAGGAAGAGAAGTGAGGGGGCACACGGAGTACCCCGGAGGGGGTAAGTCTGAAAAAAGAAAAGACTTCCAGACGACAACGCTGGCTCTGTGTAAAAAATATTCCCAAAATGGAAATTTTGTTAGGAGGTGGTGCCTGTGGGCGGAAGACCATCAAAACCGGTGGCGGTTATCCGAAAAGAGGGAAAGAGCCACAGAACGAAAGCGGAATTGAACGCCAGAGAAAAGGGCGAAGCCGCATTTGCTACGGGCATCCCCATAAAAGAGAAGGAAGAAACGAAAAAGAATGTGGTTGCACATAAGGAATTTCTTAGGGTAACAAAGCTGTTGAGTAAAATTGAAAAATGCGATGCACTGTATGAAAACATCATCAACCGCTACTGCCTTCTTTATGCGGAATGTCGAGATTTTGAAGAAAAGCGGGAGAGATTCTATAGAGACCTCTGGGAAATGGAGGAGGGAAAGGAGAATGGCGATTTTGAGGACAGTCCACGCACCTATTACAAGCTGAAAAATGATATTCAGAAGAATATCGTCAATTTGGATAAGCAGGTGCAGGCGAAGCGCAAAATGATGATGGCGATTGAAAAAGAAAGCATCATGACATTGGCGGCGGCGATGCGGAGTGTGCCGAAAACGCTGGAGAACGAAACAAATCCTCTCCTTGCAATATTGGAGGGTGGTAAAAGTTGAGCATTAAGACGAATAAAGCCTACGAATACGCTCGGTGGTGCGTGGAGCCTGCGAACCGGAAGGTCGGGACGTACATAAAAAAGCAAGCGGAAAGCTGGCTGAGGGTTGCAGACGGAGAAGATGCAGAAGCCTTTGTGGATGAAGCGGCTATAGAGCGTGTATCGAAGCTGCTGAAAGTGATAACGCATCCTGATTTGGGATGTCCCATGTATGAAGGAATGGAGCGGTACGCATGGTTTTTAATAATCGCAACGCTCTGTACGAAAAAAAGAGATTCCGAAAACAGAGACATTCGGTACTACGAGACTGTTTTGTTGGAAATCAGCAGAAAGAACTTCAAAACATTTTACTCGGCGGTGCTGTTTATTCTCCTGCTTTTGACGGAACCGAAATTTTCACGATTCTTCTCGGTGGCACCGGATCTGAAGCTTTCCAGTGAGCTGAAGGTTGCAATCCGAAAGATTATAAAATCCTCTCCGGCATTGGCGGATGAGAAGATATTTAAGGTGCTGCGAAGTGAGGTGCGCTGTAAGCTGACGGACAGCGAATACACGCCGCTTGCTTATTCTGAGGATAGAATGGATGGTAAGCTGGCAAACGCATTTTTGGCGGATGAAGCGGGCGCAATGGATAGCTATCCGGTAGAAGCAATGCGTTCCTCTCAGATTACTTTGCTAAATAAGCTGGGTATCATCATCAGCACCCAATATCCGAATGATAATAACGTGCTTGTGGATGAAATAGATATTTCAAAAAAATCTCTGGATGGTCTGATTGATGACCGAAGGAGATTTTCGTTGTTGTACGAGCCGGATAATGAATTTACGCAGGGGGACATATGGCAGAAGGAGGATCTTGTCATTTACCAGAGCAATCCTGTGGCGGTAGACAACGAAACGATATTTGAAAACATTAAAAAAATGAGAACGTATGCAATATTGTACGAGAATAAGCGTGAAAACTACCTCTGCAAGCACAACAACATCATGTATAAAGGGCTGGGCGTTGAGGGCTATATAGAAATTACAAAGGTTCGGGAGTGCTGTATTCAGAAAAACAAAGATTTCTGGAAGGGAAAGCACGTTTATCTGGGGCTTGACCTTTCGCAGACAGAGGATAATACGGCGGTTGCTATGGTGACCTACGATAATGATAAAATCTATGCCAAGGTATGGGGATTTCTGCCGGAAGGAAGGCGTGAGATTAAGAGTGCGAAGGAAAAGGTAGATTATCAGAAACTGGAACGGGAAGGCTGCTGCTTTGCCTGCGGCGATGAAGTTATTGATTATGGCTTCGTAGAACGGTTCATTTTAGGCTTGCAGAAGGAATACGGCGTGGTTATTGAACAGGTCGGCTATGACAAGTATAACGCCATCAGTACGGTGCAGAAGCTGGAGGGGGACGAGGATACACCTCTGGAATGTGTTGAAATCATGCAGCACTCCAAGGTTTTGCACAGACCGACAAAGCTATTGAAGGAATACATCCTGAACAAAAATTTCTGCTATGAGCCAAACAAGCTTTTGGAAATCAACTTCCAGAATGCCAGATGCACAGAGGATACAAATCTGAATAAATACGTAAACAAAAAGAAATCTGCCGGAAAGGTGGATGCAGTTGTGGCCCTTATCAATGCGATATACTTGCTTGACCAAGGTGTGATTTTGGCAAATGAGAGTTGGGGCGCACAGGTAATTTAAGAGAGGAGGAGGAAAAAGTGGGTTTGTTTAGAAGAAAGGAAAAGCCGGAGGAGCGTGCTGATCCGGGGAGAGAGGTTGATGCATCTGACAGCCTGCTGAGAGCGCTAATCAGCGGAACCGACGTGGACAAGACGATTCTGTTACAGATTCCTGCTGTTAGGGGATGTTTGGAAAAGATTGCTGGAACGGTCTGCCGCCTGCCGATTAAGCTATACCGCAAGGTAGACGGTAAGGTCGAGGAAATCACAGAGGATGCCCGCCTGCGCCTGCTGAACAAGGAAACAGGGGATACCCTGAATGCGGATGAATTCTGGCGCGCCATGCTGGAGGATTACTATTTGGGCAGAGGTGCGTATGCGTACATCCGAAAGAATGGCATAGGAGAGTATGAAGGACTGCATTATGTGGAGGAAGAAAAGGTTTCGGTGCTGAAAAACTATGACCAGATACTGAAAAGCTATTCTATTATGGTTATGGGAAAGACATATCATCCGTTTGAATTTCTGAAATTGCACAGACGAACAAAAGACGGAGCCGAGGGGATTCCACTGTGGCAGGATAATCCGTTGATTTTCAGCGTTGCCTACAATTCCTTTGTTTTTGAAGAAAAACTGGTCAAAAAAGGCGGCAATAAGAGAGGGTTCATTGAAGCGGAGGACAGGCTTGATAAGGGTGCGATTGAATCCATCAAAAGGGCTTGGAATAACCTTTACAGCAACAATACAGATAATGTGGTGGTGCTGAACAAAGGGGCGAAATTTAAGGAATCTTCCAATACATCGGTGGAAATGCAGTTGAATGAGAACAAAGAAAGCAACGCGAAGGATATTTGCGGAATGTTCGGGTTTTCCTCCAGAATCCTGTATGGCGAAGCAACAGAGGAAGACAGAAAAGAGTATATCAATGCTGTGATGTCACTGTTAAACGTGATTGAGACGGCTCTGGATAAGGACTTACTGACCGAAAAGGAGAAGGAGTCTTTTTATTTTGCCTTTGATACCAAGGAATTAACGAGAGGCAGTTTGAAAGAGCGATACGAGGCCTATGCGCTTGGTCTTACAAATAATTTCTTGCAGATTGATGAAGTAAGAGCGAAGGAAGATATGGAGCCGCTGGGCTTCAAGTGGGTGCGTATCGGTCTGAATGACGTTCTGCTGGATGTAGAGAAGGGCATTGTTTACACGCCAAATATGAACGCTGTTGCGGATTTGAACAATCCGAAGGGAGGTGAAGGAAATGAAGATTGAGGTAAGGACAGACAACTCTGTAAAGATTACCGGATATGTGAATGCCGTAGAACGGGAGAGCAAGCCGGTAGCCACGCCGAAGGGCATGGTAAATGAGCTGGTGGAAAGCGGTGTATTTCATCGTGCCTTGGATGCTGCCGATGATATTCCGATGACGGTAGACCATATTCCGACAAAGATTGTGGCACGAACCGCCGACAACACCTTACAGCTGAAAGAGGACAATATTGGTCTTTGGGCGGAAGCTACTGTAACAGAGGAACGGGTTGTGCGTGCGGCAAAGGAAGGCAAGTTGAAAGGCTGGAGCTTTGGCATGACAAATGTGCTGGACGCGGTAGAGGAAAGAACTGAAAAGCTGCCTTTGCGGCGCATCAAGGGGATGGCTCTTGACCATGTGACACTGGTAATTGATAAAATTCCTGCGTATAGTGCAACATCCGTTGAACTGCGTGCAGGGACAGAGGAATATCTGGAGACAAGAACCTTTGACAGTACGGTAGAAGTGTCTGCAACAAAAAATGTGGACTATTCTAAATACGAAGAAAGAATTAAAAAAGCGAAAGGGGAATAAAAATCATGGAATTTTTGAAGAAAATGAGAGAAAACAGAGAAGAAAAGGTAAAAGCACTGGAGAATGTTCTGAATGCGGCCAAAACCGAGAACAGAGCCATGACCGCGGAGGAACAGGCGAGTTTCGATGCGATTGAAAAGGAAATTGCCGACATTGATAAGACGATTGAAGCGGAAGAAAGGGCAGCCAAGGCGAAAAACACGAAGGAAACGGGTGACAATGGTGCCGAACAGGAAACGCAGGAGGAGCTGGAAGAAAGAGCCTTTGTGAAGTATGTTCTGGGCGCAGCGGCAGGCTTGGAGGAAAGAGCCGGCGAATTGAATCTGACAATGGCAAACAACGGTGCAATCGTACCGACATCTATTGCAAACAAAATCATTAAAAAGGTTAAGGACATTTCTCCAATCCTCTCCAGAGCGACTGTATATTACATGACAGGAGAACTGAAGGTGCCTGTGTACGGCGCGTCTTCCGGGCATGATGTAAAGGTTGCATATTCCGATGACTTTACGGAGTTGACAGCAGATGCAGGCAAATTTACATCCGTAGATTTGAAAGGATATCTGGTAGGTGCGCTTACGCTGATTGGCAGAAAACTGAAAACAAATGCCATGTTCAATGTGACAGATTTCATCGTAAACTATATGGCAGAAGAGATTGCGGCGTTTCTGGAGGGCGAGCTGCTGAACGGCACAACATCCAAAATGGAAGGTGCGCTGTCTACCACAAATGAGAAAACAGCAGCGGCAGCAGCGGCAATCACTGCGGATGAACTGATTGACTTGCAGGCGAAGGTGAAGCAGGCGTTTCAGTCTGATGCGTGCTGGATTATGCACCCTGAGACCTTCACAGCGGTAAAGAAACTGAAGGACGGGCAGAGCAGATATCTTTTGCAGGATGATTTTTCGGGCGAATTTCCTTACAGACTGCTGGGTAAGCCTGTATTCGTATCTGACAATATGCCTAAGATTGCAACAGGCGCAAAGACGGTTCTGTACGGCGATATGAGCGGGCTTTCTGTAAAAATTGCAGAGCAGCTGGAAATTGAGGTTCTGCGTGAAAAATATGCAACGCAGCATGCGATTGGCGTAGTTGCATGGATGGAGGTTGACTCCAAGGTAACAGACAGTCAGCGTATGGCGGTGCTGAAAATGGCTTAAGGAGGTAACGGCATGAAGGTAAGAGCGACAACATGTTTCAGTGGTTTGATTTCGATGTATGCCGGAGAAGTGAGAGAAGTTGAGGATTCTTATATCCTCAACGACCTCATGAAAGCAGGATATGTTGTGCCAGCAGAAGCAGAGGCAGAAGCGGAAAGCAGAAATCCGCAGACGAATTCGGATTCGGAAGACGAAGCAGCCTTGATGGAAGGAACTCTGGATGCCGAGGAATTGGAAGGAATGACAGTTCCGGCACTGAGAGCACTGGCAAAACAGATGGGCTTGGATGATACAGGGAAAAAGGCGGATCTGATTAAAAAAATTTCCGAAGCAAAGGTTTCTGTGGATGCAGAAGGTTGTGATTCTGATGAAGCTTAGGGAGGTAAGCGCAGAGAACCTGATTCGTTTCGCAAAAATTGACGATGCGGACGAAGAACCCGAGGTTATTGAGGCTATCATTGAAGCAGGACGGAAATTTGTATTGAGTCAAACCGGTTTGGAGCTTGAGGAAACCGATGATAAGCCGGATCTGGCGGTTGCTATGCTGATGGTCTGTGCCGACATGTATGATAATCGCAGCTATGAAACGGCAACGGGAAAGGCTCCGAGCGTGAATCTGGCAGCGCAAGCCATCATTAACCAGTATTGCAGAAATATTTTGTAAGTGGGTGATGAAATGCAGGCAGGAGACTTAAGGCACCGCATAGAGATACAGCGGATTATCAAAAGACGGGAAGCGGATAAAAGCATCCGGACAGAATACCGGACGATAAAAACCGTATGGGCGAAGGTAAACGGCTTATACGGACGGGAATGGTGGGAAGCCAGAAAATATGGTGCAGAAGGAACAGTAGAGTTTACCATCAGGTATGGAGCAGTGAAGGATCTGACGGTAAAAGACAGGATTCTTTTTCGTGGAACGCTTTACAATATTGTTTCCGTTGATAACACACTTTTTCAGGACAATTTTCTGAAAATCAAAGCAACGGCAGATTTAACGCATTGAGGTGATAGAATGGGCTCATTGGAAGATTTAGACAAAGCCTTTGCGGCATTGGAGAAACAGTTTCCGGAAGCCAGAAGAGAACTGGTAGAGGATGTGGGTGTGATTATGTATGAGAGGGTCATGCGCAACATCGATGCGGAAACCAAGGAGCAGAGCGGCAGACTGCGGGAAGCATGCCATCTGGTTATTGGCAGCGGCGGTGGTTATGCCGCTGTGCGAAATGATAACAAAAAAGCACCGCACGCGCAGCTCGTTGAATTTGGCCACAGGCTGATTAAGGGCGCGAAAACGAAAGAGGGAAAATACGGTCAACGGGTAAACATCAAGGGAAGCGGCAAGCTGATTGGCTGGGTCAATGGAAAGCACATGTACCGGAATGCGCTGAATGAGGTGGAGGAAGAAATTGTGCATAAAGCTGGGGATATGGTGGATAAACTGGTAGGTGATAAATTCTGATGATTACCGCAAAGGAAATTTTAGTAGCTGTTATGGAACAGATTTTTAACTGTGTTCCCGGTGTGGAGATTTATAAAGGAAGGCTGGAGGAGGGGTTTTCTGTTCCTGCCTTCCTTTTAAATTTAACCTTTGCCGGCGGAGCAAAGGCGAATTATTTCACCGAAAGAAGAAACATCGAAATACAGATTATCTATTTTGGAACCGAGGACGGATACGGCAGAGAGGATTTTGAGGAACGATTGGACGTGGAATCAAGGCTGATGCCATTTTTAAATCAGCATTCCATATCGATTGGGGAACGGGTGCTGTCCTTCAACTATGAGATGAAGGAAGCAGATAGCAGACTGGCTATTTATCTGACGTTTCGGTATTTGGATGAATCCATTGATTCCGGATATATTGATTCCGGCAATATGGAAGCGGCAAAGGATGTGTCGGTGTGCATGAAAGCAATGGCGGACGAATAGAAAGGAGCGAAAAAAGATGGGATTACCCAATATTATCATTGAATTCAGAACAAAAGCCTCGACTGCGATTAAGCGTGGGGAAAGAGGCGTTGTTGCTGTCATGGTTATTGAAAAAAGCAACCATGGAGTAACAAAAATTGAGGATAAAACACAGGTGCCTGCGGATCTGACAGCTGAAAATAAGGAGTATGTGGAGCGTGCATTTGAGGGCGGCAAAGCACCGATTAAACATGTTCTGCTGATTCGGACGAATACGGTAGAAAACGCTTTGGCAAAGCTGGAAACAATCAAATTTGATTATCTGGCTGCACCTCCGGCAGTGACAGAGACAGAAGTGCAGAAGATTGCAACACAGATTAAAACCATGCGGGATTCCAAGCGGATGAAGGTAAAGGCTGTTTTGCCGAATATCGCCGCAGACCACGAGGGTATTATTAACTTTACCACGAGTGATATTACTGTCGGGGATAAGACCTATACAGCGGGGCAGTACTGCTCCAGAATCGCCGGGATTCTGGCAGGCACACCGCTGAATGTCAGCTCCACTTATTTTGTGTTGAGCGAGGTAGACGATGTGCCGAAATTTACCAGAAGCGAAATGAATGAAAAAATTGACTCCGGAGAGTTTGTTCTTTTCCATGATGGCGAAAAGGTCAAGATTGGCAGAGAGGTAAACAGCCTAAAGGATGCAAACGGATTGAAGGGAGATATCTATAAGTCGATTAAGGCAGTAGATACTATGGATCTGATTTACAATGACATCCATGGTACCTGTGAAGATAACTACATCGGTAAATACCCCAACAATTACGACAACAAGTGCCTGCTGCTGGTAGCGGTGCAGCAGTATTTAGAGGCACTCCGGGATGATGAGATTCTGGACAAGGATATTTTTGTGGGCATTGATGTGAAGGCACAGAGAGATTGGCTTCGTGAAAATGGGACGGATGTCAGCGAAATGTCCGAACAGCAAATCAAAGAAGCGAATACAAAGAGCAACGTGTTTATGGAGGGCTCTTATCATATTCTGTATGCAATCGAGGATATTACAGTAAACTTTAACATTTAAGGAGGGGCAATAAATGAGAAAAGCAGGTTTTGACCCCAGAAGAGCGATTAACGGCAACTATGGGGAGGTAATGTTAGACGGCGAGCTTGTCAGAGAGGCTACGGCGTTGCAGGCAAAGGCACAAATCAATTTTAAAGACGTTCCGATGTGCGGCACAAGCGGCAAAAAGCAGAAAAGTGCAGGATGGTCCGGTACGGGCAGTATTACCATGACAAAAACAAACAGCCGTATGGCATTGAAAATTGCGGATGAAATTAAGGAAGGGAGAACACCTGAATTTACGATTATCGGCAAACTGGCTGACCCGGATGCGCTGGGGGCGGAAAGAGTGGTGCTGAAGGGTGTAACCTTTACGGAGCTTACGCTGGCGGACTGGGCGGCAGAAACAATCGGAACGGTAACACAGCCTTTTACGTTCTACGATTATGAATTCATTGATCTGATTGACGAGGAATAAGGAGGAAGCTATGAGTATTTTTGACAGACTTTTAGAAACCGATGCTGAGAAATTACAGGAGAAGGAAAAAACAGAGCTTAAAATCAAAAGATTATCGGATATTGTAGGAGAGCCTTTTGTAGTGACCTGTGCCGCGCTTACGGAAGACCAGATGGTACATGTTTCTGAAATCAGCAAAGAGGGAGATTTCAGGGCAAATATTCTTCTGGAAAGCTGCCGTATCGAGGGAAGAAGACTGAGCGACAAGGAATTGCTGAATAAGCTTGGTGTTGCAAGTGGGAAGGATGCCATTAAGGCATTGTTCAGCGCGGGAGAAATTTCTATCATTTACAGCACAATCAACCGTCTGAGTGGCTATGATGACGATGCGGTAACGGAAGTAAAAAACTGATTCGGGCAGGGGATGCCAGAGCGGTTGTCGGATATACCATGTGGCGGCGCTTTGGCACCCTGCCATCTCAAATATACAAAATTCCGGAAAAAGAAATTGCAGTCATTCTTGCATACATGGAGCTTGAGCAGGAAAAAAGATAAATCCTGCTGCCTTAACCATCACAAAAAGAGAAATTGACAGCATAATCATTCACATGTTATGATGTCGAAAAGGAGGGGATACCATGAAAAAATGGTTATGTATGGTTCTGTGTATTGGTTTTATATTTGGGGTTTCTGGGTGCGGAGAAGAAAAAGCGCCTGCGGAACAGCAAACAGATCAGCAGGAAGAACTTGAAAATGAAGTAGCTGATACGTTTGATTTTACGATTGATGAATTTGTTCAAGCAACGGATGAGCGGCTTACAGAAAGAGGTAAAAAATTACTTTCTGAATATGAATTAGTCGAGGATGGAGTAAATTTGATGTATAAAATCAATGATACTTCTTCTCTTATGGCAGAGATAAACGAAGAAAGTAGAAAAGTAGAAGGTTTTATTTTTTATGAAACCTTTGACTACTTAAGCGGCGAAGAGTTGGACAACTACACAGCACTGCTTATCAACAGTTTGATTGTAATTGACCCGTATGATATACAGAAAATTTATGAGGACTTAAATTTGGAAAGTACGGAAGAAGGCACGACTTTTGCGGAAGGTACAAATGCAAAATATATCTA